GGATAGTTTAGTCCTCGGTTTCCTGAAGCAGGAAGTCGAGGGACTGCTCGATCTCGATGCGGTCATCGTCTTCCTTCAGGACGTAACCAACAGGTTCGCCAATCAACAGGCGAATTTCGCCCGTTGTTACAAAGTCTATTGTACAACGAATAATATCTTCGCTGTCAACGGTTACGCCAGTTTGCGTGACCATTGCTTGCATTTCATAGTAGACATTATTGAGAGATGGGTTTAATTCTTTGTCGGTTAAATACAGCGCCAAGTCAAACTCACTGCCGATGTCAACACGATGGATGAGTTGCAGCATCAGCAGCGGCGTTTCCTTGATGCCGGTAGACGTGTAGTCAAACAAGCAATCGATAGAACCACTGCCGCTAATAATACCGGCTGAATACTGTTTACGAAACTTGTCGCTAAGGCTAGTTGCGTCGATGGTTTCACGGTCTGTGTTTAATGTATAGCTCGTAACGTTACCGAGTACGTTCTCTGATACGTCGCGCACTTTTACAGTGATGGGTAATGCAGGTTCTGCAAACGCAGTTAGCGTCAGTTCTGCGGCGCGGTTATTGTTGATGGCGTTTTCAAACTGATAAAAAAAGCGCAATCCACCTACAGCGTTAACATGCACATACGCCGAGATCGAAGGCTCTACAGCGGCTGATGACCATGAGGACGCGGCAAAGCACACCAGGCCACGGGCGTCATCGGTGCTGATGTCAATGCGGTCGCCTGTTATTAAGTTGTCTACTGAGCTATCAAAGCCAAGCCGATTGAGCGTGGTGTTTACGTCATTAGGCTTTATTTGATCCTCTAGCGGCGCATAAGGCGTCCGCAAACCTCGCCGTAATCGGACATTACCGTGACGGCCAAGAAAAACTGCCATTAGGATACGACTTCAGTAAAGTCCCCATCCATCGTGAACTGGATCGGCACTACGCTCAATTCGCCAGTGCTAACTGATACTTGTGCGCTGGTGATGTAAGCGTTGAATTTAATGTCGTCAGCAGCATCGCCACCTATGTTTAGCTCCAGAAGCACGCGGTCGCCCGTTCCAACAGCGCCACCTTTCATGATCTTGCTAAGTAGTGCTGTAAACTCCGTAAAGGTCGCACTTTCACCTGACTCTAAACGATAGTACATCAATGTGGCGCTGCCAGTTGCGCCTTTAACGCCAGGAGTAAACGTATTAACGGCGCTGTCAATGGAATTAGTAGATAGCAGCTCTACAGTCGTCTCCACTGACCAATCACGGATTTTGGCCACTGGCTTACTGTTAAATACCAGTGAGCCGCTACGCCCGGTGAAAAAACCCATAATCGCACCCTAATGGAGATTTCTTACAGTCTACTCAGCACTGCCGTCAATCGTAAACAGCCCGTCAACGCGCTGGTCGATACCTCGCGCAATCAAAGACAAGCCATTGCTGTTGCAGGAATGCTCGATAGCGCGGACCGTGGTTTCGCCTTCTTCCTCCATGTTGACTTCAGTAACGCGGAACACCCGCTTGCTGCGGACTGCGGTGCCCAGCACAAACAACTGGCCTTCGACGCTGGCCAAAGCAGTGGCAGTGTTGTTGCTGACGGTGATGCCTGAAAAGGATCGCGTGCCTTCGGTGCTGCCATAGGTCAGCACGTTGTAAGTGCCGTTAGGCACCGTGCTGGCGATCGGCAGATTCAACGCGCCACCGGCTTCAACTCGGCCTGTATAGATGCCATCCCATTGGTTATTGCTGGTTTCGACGTAAACGAAACTACCCGGCATGACGAAGGTGTCTGTCGGGAAGGTCTGAAACTCGATGGCGCGGCGGCTGTGGCGGCGGGTGTTGCACAGGAACTTGCCGAGTTTGATCGCTTGGTCGCGGCGGGTGACAAACTGCGAGGCGTCGATGGTTTCGCGGATGGCATCACCTTCCTTGGTGCTGGTCAGCCTGATCTCAACACTGTTGTTGCGTGGGAACAGGCCGTTACGCTCTACGTCGCGGTAAAGCACCGTCACAATCACATCTTGAGTGCTGGCGCCATAGTCGATGAACTCTTCCTTGAGGCTGCCTTCGAGGATATTGCCTTGGTTGAATAGGGCGCTGATTGGAACAGCGTCAGTATCACGAATCCGCCCCGTATCTTCATTATACGGCAATGCTGGCACCAGCGTGTCACGTCCGCCGATCTTGCCGAGTTCCAACAGACTGAACGGTGCGACCTCGCTCCAAAACTGCCGCCATGACCGTTGGTCAGCGATGACGCCATCCATGTAAAGGTTGTTGACACGGCAGAAGCGCTTGCTTAACCCGAGCTGCTGCACATCGACCGCATGGACCTTGGCATATTCGCCGATGCCGTTATCCTTGTCCAGTACCGTGTCTAAAAAGATCTCAGGCGCAAACGAGCTGGATTTGAGTTTGTCTGACGTGTAGGTGCCATCTTCGTTTAGCGTGCGAACCAGCTTGCCTTGATTGACCCAAACGCTCACGCTACGCAGATCTCGCGTGCCAGCGCCGGAGACGACGTGCAAGGCAAAGTTGGATAGGCCGCGATAAATCTTGTCGTAGTTGGCGTTTTTGGGGCTATCCCACGCTTCTAGCACTTGTTCGTTGACGGCGGTGATTTGGATTTCGGGGCCGTTGTCAAACGCGAATGACGAGGTGGAGTAGGCGTCGTAGTTGAACAGGTCAAACTCGCTAACATCACGCGGATTTTTGTTAAACGGGGGGTAATCTTTGTCATTGGGCTCGCGGCGGACACCGTTGAAATGAACAGTGAGGTTATCGTTACCGGTTCGCTCTTCGTCGAGAGTTCTTGCATCGGCGCCAGGGTCTAGATAGCAGTATCCCTTGATCTCCAAGGTGCGGATTTCCGTGTAGGGATCTACCACAGGCTCCAGTCGCACTTCAAACTGTTTAGGGGCGTCAGGTGTTTTCAGCTTTAGATAAGTGAATACATCTTGCTCGTTAAAGCCACGGCAACAGAAGATGTAGGGGATGTAGTTTTCTTTGCCACTGTTCAAGGTGTAGTAAACGACGAACATGGCAGTGCGTGCCTTGGCGCCGTTGTCCGAGGGGCTGTGTCCGTAATCTCTTTGCTTGCTGCCGTAGACATTGCTGCGACCACTAAGGCGGCGATACACCTGAAAACGCAGCGCCAGATCCAGCACGTTGCACTTGGTAACGCTGGCGTAAGCAGCCTCTTCGATGCGGGCAAAGCCTTTGGTGTAAAAAGGTGCAACTGCAACCACAGCACTATCCGCTATGAGGTCTTCTATTTGCCCCTTTAATCTGGTATTTTTGTTTTCAAGCTCTTCAATTTCTTTTTTTATTTGAGCGCGGTCTTTGGAACTTAGTAGTACTTTTGTTTGCCGCAATTTGTTTTCAGCGTTAGGAAGCATTTTATATACATATCCTCTATCTAGTGCTTTTTGATTGTCTTCAATTTCAGACTCATTTGTTTCCACTTCTTTATCTAATTCTGCAATCTTTTTATTTATTTTTTGTTGCTCCGTTTCGCCGGTTTCTAGCCAGTGGCGAATGTTGTATTCTAGTCGCGGCATCTTGCCTTCTTGTATGCATACAAGATCAACGGTTAGCTTTGAATCTTCAATGTTGCCGTCGCCGTCGTACTTAGCGCCGCGCACGCGAAATTTGGCTGAACCAGCCTTGAACAGTGCGCCATCATCCACGATGGATGATGCAGCGCGTTGAGCATCCTGCGCTGCAATGCCGGCGGTGTCATCCGACAAAAGCGCTTCACTGGTGTCGCCGATGATTAGCCTTAATGCCGTCCCCACCGGCACAGGTGGGCGGTTAAGATTGTTGCCCCAGAAATTTCCACGTCCTGTCAACTCCACGTCAACTAATTTGCGCTCGCGGTCACCTCTAGGCGTCAAAATCATTACCTCCGCATTAACTGGAATAAATCCAGTCACGCCTACCTTGTCGCTGGTTGTCGGTGAAAATGCTTGGCTAAAACCTTGACTGCTACTCAGCTTATCGCCAAAAGCAATTCGTGCGGTAGTGTCGTTGCGTTGATCTTGCGTCGGATCTTTTGCATTAAGCGATCCGACAGGCAGCAGATTTTCGTAGCGCGTTGGGCCATCGGGGTTGAAATACTGCCATACGTTGCTAAGCACCAAGTCGCGTGCCGCGAATTGTCCGATGGCGGTGCGCTTGGGGTCAATAGATCCAATCCTGGAAGCGCCAATCGTCATCATCAGCCGCATAAACTGATGGTTGCCGAAGCTCAACACAGCGCTCCACAGCAGCAGCGTTGACACACGCACGCCACCGTATGCGTTGGTTTTAGTGTTGGTATAGACCAGCGGCACCGCATCGCCATAGCTAGCGAGTTCCTGTGTACCGTTGAACCCCGTCCGGCGGCCAATACGCTGGTCGCGGGTTTGAGCAGTGCCTTCAGCGTCGGGGGGTTTTGGTGCCAGCAGAATTGCCGCCACTTGGAACAAGGCGCCGACGATTGACAGCACCAAGGCGACGACAGCCTCGCTGTTGCGAACATCAAGCGCCGTGCCTTCTTTTGGGTCTTTATAGACATGCTGCTGTGCTATAAAATCCAGATACTCATCCTTCGTAACGCCTAGCGCTTCGATTAGGTCGTATTCGTAAGGCAGTAGTTTGCGGGTCATTTGCGTAACCAGAAAAAGTGCTGCGCTTGGTTTACAATAGGCGCCAAAACAACACCTGCTCTAGCAGAGATGTATAACATCTGCCCACCTTCGAGCACTGTTCCTAAAGCTCCCATGCCTTTGCCTCGCATCAAGACAATCGCATGAAGACGAGGTGACTTAATTCGATCTGCGTTTTGCAGCAGCCAGCGGGGAATCATGCTGGGCGGAAACGTGCTATCGGTAAACTCTTGAAAATACTTAAGGATATCGGGCGTGTAATCGTAGTAGCCAAGGCGTTTATGGATCTCGGCAGCCAGTAAACAGCAATCCACCGTCCCGGAGCCATCGCCTGGAAATGCGCCCCAAGCGCGTCGAAGACCGATGAACTCGTCGGTGGGCGTCATTGC